AATGAAAATTGGTCTTTATTGATAAAAGAAACACAGAAGTCTCAAGATAAATATATAAAGAATTTGAAAAGGAAGATTGGAAAGAAAGTAAGTAAAGGCCACAGCAGGTATGGTCGAGGTGGTGGCGCAATACCAATGGATGTACTAGAATCTAAAACAGCACCAAGAGGATTACTTGGGCCAAGGAAAAGGAGATACTAATATGCCATATGGACCAGGCACATACGGAAAGAAGCGCGGAAGACCGCCAAAGAAAAAGAAGAAGAAGTGAACCCTTGGGAATATCTTCAGAGATATCTCAACATAGCACGAGAACACTTTCGTGGTCCTGTTGACGATAAGAGATTCAAGCAGCCAGTAGAGTTGGATTGGAAAGGTATGCTATTGCCTCTTATTGATGTAACCTCTTTCCAGAGAGATCATAAGGGTGATCGCCCTTACTTCAAAAAGAAGAAGAAATACAATATCCCTGAAGTACCTGAGTGGAGGCCAAGATAATGGTCGAAGAAACAGGAAGAAGTTTAAGGGGGTATCTTTCTGGTGCCGCCCCTTTGGCGCAGTATGCAAATCCTCTTGGATTTCTTCCAGGAGTTCCAGTTCAGAATTATGATCCTATGGCAACATATGATCAGTCTACTCAAGAAGCATTAAGAAATTTGATACAGACTGGTATTGAAATGGGTCCACAAGACCTTGATCCGAATACTGGTCAACCATTGGGGAGGCCTGGCATTTCTGATCCTGCTGTGGGTTCTGATATTCTTTCTACCTATGGGAGGGCAGCAGGTTATTTGCAACCTGGGTTACCATTGCCTGCAACATATCAAACGATAAGCGATACGATTGGTGATGCTGCTATTGTTCCAGTTCCCAACCCTCATGCTGATCTTCATACGATATATTCTCCATATGATTTTCAACCATGGGGGAGTGGGGCTGCTAGAGATCGACCCACAGGAGCGCAGGGATATGGCTTTGGTCAGTTAGGTCTGTGGCTTGCAGAAAAAATAGGTAAGACTGCTGCTACTCTTGGCGCGGAACCTTTGCCATTAGCTACAGAATATCTGCCTAGAGTAAGAACAGATACATTTGAGGCTCAGTCTCCACAAGACTTTGCTGTGGGTGACGAAAGCATGGTTTCTACCGAATGGAATCCTTGGATTCCTCTTGGTGAGGAAGGCTGGCGTCCTAATCTACAAGGTGATACGATTGGCGGCCCAGAGGTGGGTGTGGAAACACCAGAGCAAATAATGGCATCAAATGTGGCTCAAGCATTGGCTACACAGACACCAAGGGGTATGCCTGGGTCTGCTCGCGTAACACCAGAGTTACAGGCTCTGGTTGAACTAGCACAAACTGATCCTACTATTGCTGAAAGATACACCACCCCCGGTAGCCAAGACCTAATAGATATCGCAACTCAGCAAGAAAGTTTTTCTGCTATAAGAGATCGTGTAGCGGAACAGCAAAGACAGCAGGAACAGGTAAGAGCAGATAACCAAAGACGAGCGCAAGAGTCTGCAAGAGCAGCGGAAAATGCACGAAGTGCTAGAGAAGAAGCGCAAAGATCAGCAGACAGAGCAGCAGCAGCAGCCGCAAAATCAAGATCAGCACAGGCTTCAAGACAGGCAGCAGCAACTGCAAAAAGAGCAAAAAAGGCAGCAGAGAAAGAAAGACAGGCTACAATACAAAGACAAGAGGATCAGAGGCGTAGACAGGCTACAGAAAGGGCAGCAGCGGCTCAAAGAAGAGAGCAAGCTGCCAGAGAAAGAGAAGCTGAAGCACGTAGACAACAGCAATCAAGGGCACAGGCCGCAGCAGCGGCAGCAAGAGCCAGATCACAAGCTGCAGCAAGAGCAAGGAATATTGCAGCAGAGAATAGGTTGAGATCGACTATGGGCGGTACTAATTATGCTGCTTATTTGAGGAGAGGTAAGTAATATCTGGTGCAGATAATGACAGAGCGACAAGATAAATTTATTGAACACTATTCCATAACTGGTAATGCTACTCAGTCTGCTATAGAGGCAGGATACTCTGAGAAGACAGCCAAGCAGAAGGGATATGAACTTAAAAATATTTTAAGGGAACAGATCAATGACCAAACTCAAAAGGTTCTTGCTGACAAGATACCCTCAAGCCTACACTTTCTATCTGAACTGGCAGAGAAGGCAGAGAGCGAGAGCGTTCGTCTTGGGGCGATCAAGGATTTACTGGATAGAGCAGGGTTGAAACCTGTAGAGAGAATAGAACAAACTAACATAGAACAAATGTCGAATGAAGAAATCCAACGGGAACTCGACGCACTCCTCAAACACTAGGAAGTTAGAACTCCTGCGTGAGCAGAGGCAGCGTGAGAGGTACGCCAGGATTGATTCTTACGACCCTTACCCCTACCAGCTAAAGTTTCACAAAACAGGCTCAGAGGCCAACCAGAGGCTTCTGATGGCGGCTAACCGCATAGGTAAGAGTTTCTGTGGAAGTATGGAATTGTCCTATCACCTGACTGGTTTGTATCCAGATTGGTGGGAAGGGAGAGTATTCAAGCAGCCTATCATAGCATGGGCTGGTGGTGTATCAAACGAAACGACAAGGGATATTGTTCAGTTTGAATTACTGGGTTCCCCCGATGACCCCGAAGCCTTTGGTTCCGGTACTATACCGAAAAACCTAATAATAAAGACTGAAAGGAAACCAGGGGTTCCAAACGCAAAGAGCGTGGCACTTATTCACCACGTTTCCGGTGGGAACTCATCTTTATTTTTTAAAGCCTATGAGATGGGTGTAGAGAAATGGCAGGGTCGTAGTGTAGATGTGATATGGTTGGACGAAGAACCATCCAGAGATATCTATTCTCAGGCCGTTACGAGGACATTAGATCGCAGGGGGATGGTTTATATGACCTTTACCCCGGAAGCAGGGATGACAGAGACAGTCGCATCCTTTATGAACAACCTCCAGAGTGGTCAATCATTGGTAAATGCGACATGGGATGACGCATCTGAGAAGATTTCCTCTATGAATGGGGAGAAAGGCCACTTAAGTGAGGTGGTAATGGAGCAGATTCTCTCCTCATATTCTCCACATGAGAGAGAAATGAGAAAGAATGGCAGGCCTTCTATTGGTTCTGGCCTTATTTTTCCTCTAAATGAGGAGAAAGTTATGATTGATCCCCTATATTTGGAGGATCATTGGCCCAGAATAGCAGCAATAGACTTCGGATGGGACCATCCTACCGCTGTAGTGTGGTGTGCTATAGACACAGAAGGGGAAATGTTCTATGTTTATGACTGTTATAGGGCATCCAAGGCCAGTCCTGCGGTACATTCAGAGGTAATCAGGGGAAGACCTCACTTTATCCCTATTGCCTATCCACATGACGGAAATAGGCGAGATTCTATGGGAAATCCAGGGCTTGCCGACCAATACAGGAACTTAGGATGCAACTTTCTCCTTGAACACTTCACTAATCCACCTGCATTAGGTAATAATAAGGGTTCAAACTCTATAGAAGAGGGATTAATGGCAATAATCCAGGCTATGGAGGGGGGTAAATTCAAGGTATTCTCTACCCTTGGCGACTGGTTTGAAGAATTCAGGATGTATCATAGGAAACAGAACAAGGTAGTTCCTTTCAGGGATGACCTTATGAGCGCAACAAGGTACGCCTTCCAATCTCAGAGGTTTGCGGTTGCTGGTAAAGATCCAACATGGACACAAGATGTCGAATATAGGAACTACGGAATTATTTAATGGCAAAGATTACTGAAGAAGAGCTAGTAGCCAGAATACGGAGTGAGATCACTGACTCTATCGGCTATGGTGATACTGTTTCACAGCATCGTGAAAAGGCTATGGAGTATTATCATGGTCAGCCTTTTGGAAATGAAGTAGAAGGGCGAAGCCAGTATGTAGACTCTACTGTTCAGGATACTATAGAGTGGATCAAGCCTTCTCTAATGAGAGTGTTTGCATCTGGTGATGAGATGGTTAAGTTCTCTCCTCACGGCCCTGAAGATGTACCTATGGCTGAACAGGCCACAGATTATGTGAACTATGTATTCACTAAGGATAATTCTGGTTGGGAAATACTGTATTCGTGGTTCACTGATGCTTTGCTATCTAAGAATGGTATAGTCAAGGTATGGTGGGAAGAGTATGATGAGGCCCAGAGGGAGGAGTATACGCATCTTGATGATATGGAGTTTAATCTTCTTATCAGTAATAATGATGTAGAGGTTCTTGAACATACTCCCTACCAGGAAGGCGAGATGGAGATGTATAATGATGTGGTAATCTCCAGACGCAGGTCAATAGGTCGAGTAAAGATAGAGAACGTACCACCATCTGAGTTCCTTATCTCAAGGGATGCTAAGACAATACAGGATGCCAGGTTTGTATGTCATAGAGTTCAGAAGACCTTATCTGAATTAAGGGAGATGTATCCAGGCCAAACTCTTGATCCAGAAACTCTTGGTTCTGGCGAGGATGATGACTTTACTCTCTTCGGGGAGAAGGCAGCAAGGCATGAGTTCGATAATACTTTCCATTTTAATATTGGTGAAAGCGAAACAGAAGAGGCTCTAAGACAATACTGGTTACATGAGTCCTTTCTTCAAACTGATTACGATGGTGACGGGCTTGTTGAACTTAGAAAAGTTTGTACTGTTGGAGATTATGTCCTTGCGAATGATGAGATAGATTCTGTTCCCTTTGTTTCTATTACCCCTATAAAGATACCGCATAAGTTCTTTGGAGTGTCTGTTGCTGACTTGGTAATGGATCTTCAACTCTATAAATCTGTATTGATGCGTAATCTTTTGGATAATATGTATAACCAGAACTTTGGCAGATACGCAGTCTTAGAGGGGCAAGCGAATTTGGATGATTTGCTCACGCAAAGACCAGGCGGTGTAGTCAGAGTCAAGTCACCTAATGCCGTGATGCCGTTAGCGACTCCTCCACTAGAGCCTTACTCATTCCAGATGCTAGAGTATCTTGATGGAGTAAGAGAGTCCAGGGCTGGTGTGTCGAGGATGTCACAAGGCATGAATGAGAACGCCTTGACTTCGCATACCACGGCTACTGCTGTTAATGCAGTCATGGGGGCAGCGCAGAGTAGGGTAGAGTTAATTGCCAGAAACTTTGCTGAGACTGGCGTAAAAGATTTAATGCTTACTATCTATACTCTACTGATGAAGAATCAAGATCATCAGAGAGTAGTTATGCTAAGAAATCAGTGGGTTCCTGTACGCCCTGACTCATGGAATGATAAGATGGATTGTACTGTATCTGTTGCCTTGGGCAGTGGAAATAAGGATCAACAGATGATGCACCTTTCCAGGATGTTGCAGTTTGCGGGAGAGGCTATGAAAGGCGGATTAAAGATTGTTACTGAACAGAATATGTATAACCTTGGGGCATCCCTTGTAAAGGCAATGGGATTCCAAAACGTTGATGATTTTCTGACTAACCCTGCAAATGTACCACAGCAACAGGGGCCATCTCCACAAGAACAGATGCAGCAGATGGAAGTACAGATTAAGCAGAAGGAGTTAGAAATCAAAGCTGCCGAAGTGCAAATTAAGGCTCAGAAAGTTCAACAGGATGCTCAAGAAGCTGCCGTAGATGCACACTTGAAGATGGAAGAGTTGAAATTAGAGCGTGAACAGAAACGAGCCGTAGCCATAGGAGCCACATGAGCGACGATCATAGGGAAGAAAGAGCAAAGAGCCTTTTAAGTAATCCGCTGTTTAATGAAGCATTTGATGAGTTAAGAAAAGATTTAATGAATCGCTGGGAATCCAGCGGTTCGTCAGAGTTGGAAGCTAGAGAATCAATCTGGCTTGCCATGCGACTGCTTGATAGACTTCATGGTCATATAAAGTCCATAGTTGAAACAGGACACATGAACAAGGTCATGTCACAGCAACACCCTTTCATCTGATAAGAGGAATTTAATTATGGCGGATAAGCAACCAGCCCCGCAAGCACACGAAGACCCGTCGCAACCTGGAAGTTTATGGGAAGCGCAATCGGCAATCCTTGGATTATTGGAACCTGAAGAGGAGACACCAAAAGAAGAGGAAGCCAAACCTGAAGAAAGTGAAGAGTCTACTGAGGAAACTCAAGACGCAGCACCGGAAGAGGAAACTGAAGAAGTTGAATCTGAAGAGGAAGAATCTGAAGAGGAAGACGTTTCAGAAGAATCCGATGAGGAAGAAGAACCTGAAGAGGAGGACGACACACCTGAACTCTATACCGTAAGGATAAATGGAGAAGACCATCAGGTAACTGCCGAAGAACTTGTAAAGGGGTACTCTCGTCAGGCGGATTATACAAAGAAAACACAAGAGCTAAGTCAGTACCGCCAGCAACTGGATCAAGCATCACAGTTCTACCAACAAGAAGTTGCAGCGACTCAGGAGGCTCGACAGCAGTACATAAGTTCTATAGCGAACGCAATACAATTAAATCATTCGTCGCTACAGGAATATGAGAATATTGATTGGGAGCGGTTAAAGACGGAAGATAAGGAAGAATACCTTACTAAACGTGACGATTACCGTGAGGCCCAGAATAATATTGAAAGACTAAAACAGACTTTTGATCAAGAATCCCAGCAACAGTATGCTGCCGATCAGCAGCAGTTTCAGCAGTGGGCGCAAGTTGAGCACTCAAAGCTGGTAAGCATTATACCGGATTGGGGAGTTCCACAAAAACAACAAGCGATTGCTAAAGAACTCAGAGAGTTTGCGTTTACTAAGGGGTTCCAGGAAGAGGAATTAAAGCAACTCTTTGATCATCGTTCAATTCTTATTTTGATGCAAGCAAAGGCTTGGGAAGACGATCAAAGAAGAGCCAAAGGTATTAAGGCTAAGAAGATCAAGAACAAGCCAAAGGTTGCCAGAAGCGGGAAAGGAACTACTAAGTCTGACAGTTCTAAAGCAAAAAGTACTGCAAAAATGAAACGCTTACGGCAAACGGGTCACGTCGATGACGCAGCCTCTTTGCTGGAAGATTTATTTAATTCCTAAAAAGGAGATAACAAATGGCTATTGCTACAAATACGTCACTGACTT